AACTGGTAATGGTTTTGCTATCATTCGTTTTCTTCCAGCACCAAAGGGTGAAGAACTTCCTTGGGTAAAACTTTGGAACCATGCGTTTCAAGGCCCAACTGGTCAGTGGTATATTGAAAACTCTTTAACCACTATTGGTAATAATGATCCAGTATCAGAACTTAACACTAAGTTTTGGAACTCTGGTGTTGAGTCTGATAAAGAGATTGCACGTAAGCAGAAGCGTAAGTTGCAATACTACTCTAATATCTACGTTGTTAAAGATGGTGCCAATCCAGAGAATGAGGGTAAAGTATTCCTCTATCGCTTTGGTAAGAAAATCTTTGACAAGATTATGGAGACAATGCAGCCTGCATTTGAAGACGAGACTCCAGTAAATCCATTTGATTTTTGGGAAGGTGCAAACTTCAAGTTGAAACTACGTAAGGTTGATGGTTACTGGAACTATGATAAGTCAGAGTTTGAAACACCATCTGCTCTATTGAATGGTGATGATGCAGAACTTGAGGCACTTTGGAAAAAGCAATATTCTCTTTCAGAGTTTACTGCTCCAACCAACTTCAAGTCTTATGATGAGTTGACTATTCGTTTGAATACAGTTTTGTCAGGCACTACTAAAGTTGGTAATGTCACAGATTTCAAAACTGGTCAAGTATTTGATGACTCACCAGAAACAACTGTTGTAGTAGATACAAAAGAGGAGCCTGCTCCTACTGTATCAGTTACTTCTTCTGATGAAGATGACGATACTATGTCTTATTTTGAAAAACTTGCAGAGGAAGGTTGATTGATGAAGATTTTTATTATGATCGCATCAGCAGTAGTACTTTTTAGTGCTACTGCTAGTGCAGAAGAAGTTGTAATTCGGTGTAGTGATAATGTTCAACGTGGAACACTCAAGTTGAGCAATCCACCTACTATGAATTGTGATGATTTTAATCTAGTAAAAGGTTATGTTGGTTCTGGTATTTCAGTAGGGCCTAATTCTAGGGTTGTTGAAATAGTGAGTGCGATTGAAAGTATTCAACCAGCTCCCTCTGCACAACCTGTAACAGGAGTTACAGAAGTGAAGGATGACCTAGATGATTTTACTAATGAAAACTTTATTGGTATGAAACGTAATGATGAATGGTTTAATTCAGAGCCAATTCGTACACCACGTTTTGAAAAATGGTTGAATAAAGATACCACTACTACATCACGTTCCACTAATTCTGACTGTAATGGTTGGGTTAATATCAATGATATTATGAGTGGTAAATGTGCTTCAGTACAGGTTAAACTCAATAAGTAAGAGTTCAGTCGTGTAGCGTCTGCTCTTGTCGGAAACCCCTCATGGAAACATGGGGGGTTTTTTATTAAGAAACCATACTTAGTTTATCTGTAACTCTATCAGTATTAATTATTGAAGTTGATGCTGCTGTTAGAGTATTAGTGGTAGGAGCATTTACATTATTAGGAGCGTTAATAACAGTGTTCTGTGCTGGTGCTTGAGCTCCTCTTGGATTACCTAGTCTTTCAAATATTGGAACTTTAGGAACAGCTTGCTGTTCTTTTAACTTTTTTATTTTTTCAGCTTCTGCTGCTTCTTTCTCTAGTTTTTGTTGTTCTCTTAATGCTTTTCTATTTTCTTCAAAAAGTTTTTGTTCCTCTTCTTTTGCCTTTTTTGCAACTGCTTGTTCTTCTGGTGTACCAAATATTTTATCTGCTGCATAGTTACCAATCTTAGAGCTTCTTAAAAACTCTTGAATACCATCTTTAACCCTTTGCCACAACCCACTGAAGTATTCACCAACAAAAGTCATCAGTTCCGTAATACCTTCAACAAAATCAAAATCATCCATGGCTTTTGAAGCATTTATAAAAGACTCTATTCCAAATATACTACCTATTTTTTCTAGTATATAAGATACACCACTCTTGATTAGGTTAAGAGGAAATCCAAATAGGGTTTTAATAACTCCTATGATTCCTGATTTCACTGCTTCCCAAACACTTCCAGTTGCTTCTAGTTCAAACATAAAGTCATCAAACCCTTTTTTGAGAGAGTAAAGAACTAGAGCAATTCCAGCTGCAATTGCAATTATCGGCAACAGCGGCACCAAGAAAGCTTTCATAGCTGCCAATTTTGCAATAAAAAACCCTTTGATTGCAGCCAACTTTGCTGTAATAGCAGGCCAGACTGTTGTGACTAATGTAGTCTTTAATGCCGTAAATGCTGCTCCAATTTTTGTAGCCGTTGATGTAATTAAAGTTATGGGCCCTCCTTTGCCAACCCATAACAAGGCCGCCCCGATACCTTTTATTGCTGTCAATAACTTACCAAATCCTAAAGTTTTTACAGCTAAAGCTAAAACTATAGCACTAACAGTTCCTATATTGTCCATAAGAACTGTACCTATTCCTTTTTCACCATCAATATAAGATTTTAGGTCTTTAAAGAGGTTAGTAAGTTTTCCACCAATATATTCAGCTATAGGTTTAATTATCTCATCATAAAGAAATGCTAAAGCAGGAACAACAACATCAATTATTGTATTCTTTATTTCTTCAAATTTAGGATTGTTTAGAAACGCAAGAGCTGCAACAGCTAAACCACCCATAAGAAATTTACTCAAACCTCCAAGTCCAGATTTTACTTTTTCCATACCTTGTTTTGCAATACCTGTTATTCCTGCAGCAATTTTACCTAAAAAAGTATTTCCTCTTATGTCGGATATTTTTTGTTTTGCAGCATCTTCAGCATCAGCAGAACCAGTTGTTATTGCCCTAGATTTTTCTAATTTTGCTAATTTTAATTCTTCTGCTTGAAATTTTTTATTACTTTTTGTATCTATTCCCTGTTCTTCAAGTAGAGTCCTTTGCTCTTCCATTTTTTGATTTTGTGCATCAATTTGCTCAGAAAGCTCAGCTGCTCTTGCAAGTCTTTTTTGAGACAAACCAGAAGCTTTTTGTGTTGCAGCTAGTTGTTCTTTTTGTGTTTTAACTACTTCTGAAAAATCTTCAGCCATTTTTACTTACCTTTGCTTCCACCAGAACCACAATAGAGTCCAAACCATGCAGCACCAGCACCTACGATAACGGATATGAAGGCACTCTGAGCATTAGTTGGTTCGGGAAGAGCCATAAACCATTCGGTTGTTCTAAAAAACATAACACCATAAAGAGTGATTAGCATACGAGGCCAAATGCGCCATTTGTCTATTTGGGAAGATGAAATACTGTTGTACCATGTTACAGGTGCTGGAGCTTCTTCTGCTTCTGCATCTTCAACTACGACTACTTTCGCCATTTTTAATCCCCTCTATCTGTTCTTTATTATTTGCTATGTTATTTCTATTATTTATAGGAGTATGGTCAAAAATTATCTTTTCTATTTTAAGAAATTCTATACGCTCATTTGGCACATATCTCCACACATAATCACCACCAAACTCACCATGACTTTTTTGGATACCAAACACAGTTTGTGCTATGCCTATCTTAACAATAAGGGCCCGTTCTCCATCAATGAGAACTTTATCACCTTCTTGAAATTGTTTATTCATAGAAAATGCAATACCTTTACTTAATTTAGTAGCAAAATCCTTTATCATAAACCCTATGATAACAATCATTACCATACCAATATAAGGTAAAAGAAATTCTGTTATTTCCATTGCGGCTGCATTTGGTGTTGGTATATCCATTTATTTACTTCTCTGTTTTGCCATTTCTTCTTTTTCTTCTTCTATATGTTCGATTAACAATCCTACATATATTTCCCTCTCCCAAGGCATCATATTTTCTAATTCTGTCAAACTCCACTTGTGATATTGTACCATAGCAAAAGTAGTTTTATAATAATTAACTACTGAATCATGAGAGAGGGCTAGCCGAAAAAACTTTGAATACCCTCAATAACTACTTCACCTTTCTTTTTAGTCTTTGGATTAGTTACTTCTACAGAATGTTGAACTTTCGGCATAGTTTCAAAAAAACCACCCACTTTTTCAAATTGCTCTCCTGTCAAACTATCAATAAATTCTTCTAACTCTTTATCAGATATATCAACTCTGTTATATACCTTTTTATCATCATGAATTTCATGAACACATCTTCTAATCATTGAAAAAACATCCTCAATATTATTTGCATCTGCACTCATATCTGTCATATCATTGAGTGTTGGATATCTCATAACCATTTTTATATTATCTGTGATATCAATTTCATTAGTATGACCAACTTTCATGTTCACACCAATTTCTTCTAGATTGACACTTTTGTTTACTCTTGTCTTATTATCATCTGGACATAATAAACTTAAATCAATTTTTTCACCTACAGATTTTCCTCGTATTCTTAAAAATAAAAATTCAATATCAAAAATAGGAATTTTAAATGGGTCTATTTTTGAAAAGGTACAGTTACTAATAAGTCCTGCTAGTGCTTCTTTTACCTGTTTATCATCATTAGATTCAGAAGCCATCATAAGTGTTTTTTGTTCTTTGACCAAGAAGGGTCTATATTTAATCGTTTCGCCAGTTGATGGTTGTTCAAGTTCATAAACTGGCGTTTCAAGTTTAGGTAACGCCATAAAATTTCATCCTTTATTATAATCTATTCAGTACTCTAGGAATATTCCTACTTATATTTCTCTCTGCTGTATTAATCACAGTTTCAAGAGCTCTATCAAAGATATTAGTGCCTGGATTTTGGTTTTGATCTAAACTAGTCCAGTATCTAAAACTAAAATTTACAGATGTTAACATCAACGTATCGTTGGCATCATATGCTAACGAATTTGCACCTATAGTCTTTGGAAAAACTTCCCACAGTTTGATGCCATATCTTCTTTTGTCTTGTTTATCTAAAACAAATATTTGTATTTCACCAATGTAGTCATTATAGTATCCAATATTCCAAGTTGTTTCATTGAACGCTTGTCTTTGCCAATTCTCAAAAAATACTCTTTCTGATAATTGTGAACTTGCTTGAAATTCTATAGATATTTCTTCTGCATAGGTAACACCTTCCACAACTTCTCTCTCTGGGCCATATATATTGGTATCACTAGATGTTGCTAAGTTTCTGCCTGGCAGATTAACACTTTGGGCTCGTAAAGATATATTTCTTGTATCACCTTGTCTTTCCAAACCAGAAAATATATTAGTTTGGTTTCCACCACCAAGTTTGGCAGGAGGTAAAATTAAAACTTCATATCTATTTGGTTGTGCATATCCATTATCATCGTGAAATCCAGAAAGGACATCATTTAAAATACCAAAAGCAGCACCTTCTAAAAATTTAGGAATTTCAACCATTAGACCATACTCCTAGAATCAGACCATACTTCTTTTGCAGTTGCTTTCTTAAATCTTTGCACTGGTAAAAGAGTTGCAACTGTAAACTCATCTGCATCTATTCTACGAAACTGTGACTGCACTTGACCAGCTAGATATTTGTGTATGGTTGGTTTTATTAATCTTACTTTTTTTAATCTACTATAATCAACAACTAGTCGTGTGCTCTCATCAAACTGTGAGTTATTAGAATAGTCTACTAATCTATCAAGTAATTTTATTCGTAAGGGAATTGGAAGGTAGTGTAAATTTAAACCTAAAAATCCATCACTATATGTTTCTAATGGCAACACTAAAGGAAAGGTATCATAGTAAGGTAACTTTTTCTTGAATTTTGGATTGTAGAAAAACATATTCAACTTACCATAAAATGGTTTATTGTTTCTCTTACCATCACGAATCAAGTCCAAAGCTCCAGGCTGACCAAACTCCTTGATCTTATCTTTATACCATTGAGTAGATTTGGGCCTACCTTTAGCATCATCTAAAACGCTTTGAATATATTTACTCT